TCGTTGATTACGTTAGACATCATGCATTCATGCTCATCTTCTTCTAATTCAGAAGCTGCATCGTATGCAAACTTGTAAACATAACGAGCCACAGCAAGTCGCTCTATTAAAACTTCGATTCTGTCCCAGCTATAAGCAAGCTCTGCTGTTCTGAGTCGATTCTCAAGGTCAGAAACTTGCTGTGAATGTGCCTCAGCAACTGCGAACAGCTGCTCAGAAGTAGTGCAGTTGCGGATAATTGTGATGTCGTGATTCAATGTCATTTGCCTATCTCCTTATTTTCTGTAAACAGTATAACAAAGAGATAGGCAGTCAGCAAGTTGAAAGTTTTAGTAAGAAAATCTAAGAGTACTAATCAGGTTGATCCCAGTTGTGATCACAGTACACCAAGATGCCTAGACCCCCACGCTGATTCCATCTTTTAATAGTCCATCTTTTGTCATCATACAGTACATCTCCTGGATTACAAAAAGGTAGCTTATCTTCAGCTGTCGGTACAATATTGATATGCTCACGATCAAAACCGTGTTCCTCTAACCATATCAGTTTGTTTCCATAAACAACTTCTGCTTGTTCTGGTGTGTAGTGTGAACCCATAGCAGTTAGAATTTGACAGTTATTATAGGTTTGATTTTCTTTTTGATAAAGATCTATGAAGTAATCTGCGTGTTCAGTTAGTGGTGCAGTTGTAAAAACAAACTCATACTGTTCATACATAAATTTTGAAAGATTGCCATCCCCACGTTTGTTTAGATCTCCTTTCCAGCCTAAGACTTTTAGACCAGCTTCAAAATCCGCAATCACTCCGTCTACGTCTAAATAAATCATTATTACGCCTTTAAACTATCTTCTTTAGGTTCTGGATTAGTGTCCCACGGATGTTTATCTAGTTTTTCAATATTGATTACACCACAGATGTAGGTTTCTGAATCATGCGGATCAAAACCATGCTCCATCAGACAATCCCACCAATCAGGTGAATCTTCTATCTTTTCTTTAAGTTCTTGGCGTTGTTCTTCCGTCCAATCTGTTTTCCAGACACGGATGTCACCCCAACAACCATCCCATGTATCATTTAGTTCAAAATCTGTGAGAGCTGAAATTTCAAACTCTTCGTAGACATTATTTTCTTCGCAGTACTTATTGTGAGCGAGCAATTCTTCCATTTCTTCATCAGTAACATTGGCAAAAAATGTTCCCCAACGCCAGCCTTGCTCGTAGTGTACCCACACATCTTCATCGTTCTTAAAAAACTCAATGTCTACCACTGACTTTTTATAGCTAGGTTCAATCTTAATTAGCGTCATTTTACACCTCTATTCTAAATTGATAAGTGATATTTTTATCTTCAGATTCTTCAATGTAAGTTTCCATAGAAGGGTGGTCCTCAACCTCACAATTACACCAAGGATCTGTGATTACCACAGTATTATTACGAAACATGATATTACCAGCATGAAGGTCTAGTTTGCGAAAACTAGCTGTATCCTCTGGGTCTACTTCTTCTTCATCTTCTGAAGTAAAGCAATCTGTATTATTTATAAGCATATCTGTAAGGTGAAAAAATGAATCAAAACCCCACGGAAACAAATCATATTGATACTCTTCCCACTCTTCTTCAAAGTCTGTTTGAGATTTTCCACCTAGTATGAGTTCGCTTATAGAATTGGCTAAGTCATATCTGCTGATTTCATCGCTATCAAAATCAATAGGATCTGCAGTAAGTTGCTCCATAGTAGCTACATAGTATTCATTTGCATGATCAATGTGCATATTATGTATTAAAGGAGCATGACAGTTCTCACCTAAAGGCTTAGAGAGTTCGATATAATCAAGCCAAGGATCATAAGTGGTATTACCAATCTTAATGACCTTGCACTCATAAGGTTTGCCATGTTGTAGCACAGCTGAATATACACCTGCTCCAATGATTGCATTACCTGCTTTAGCTGTATTTTTTAGAACTCTATATGCTGCTGCCATTGCCTACTCCTATAACAAAAATACTACTCGTGTTCTCCGCCTGGATCGTTTGGGTCTAACATTACTTTTTTACCATTGATCCACATATGTCCTCTGGTGCGACTTACAGAATGATAACCATCCGAGCGCAAGTTAAAAAGTGATGGATTGTTTTTTGCTACAGCAAATGTCCCAACTGTGATTGCAATAGCTGCCAACACAATAACGTGTGCAATAGCAGTAATACCAAACATCCACATACTACCAAAGTAGCTGCTAAACACAATACACCACATCCAAGCTAACACTTGCATAACCATGTGTCTAGTGTTCAAATCTGGGATATGTCTCAGAGGATTTTTATTGTGATCCATCACAACATTCCAACTATTTACTACAAATGTTCTCACTGGATAAACTCCTTTTTCAAATGTTACTTTCAGTGGATAGTGAGCATCTACTGTGTCTCTAAAATCAATGGCTTCGTACTGATCTACAAAGTAACGAACCACAACTTGATTCTTAAAATATGCTTTGATACGATACATAACTTAACAGTTATCAAATAGTTCTGAGTACTCACGATTGAGAATTGTACCATCTATAAGAACCATTAAAGTACGAAGTTTTCTTATTTCGTCTGAAGTAAGTTTTTCAACTTGTTTCACAATATTTGCGTCTGATGAATCTTGTGCTATAGAAATAAGAGCATCCTCTAACACTTTATATGAATAAGTCATATCCGCTACCCCATTAGTTAGTGATAAATACCCACTGTACACCATTCTCACTTGAATCGCCCACCTTAAAATTGCCTGCTTTGCTCCAGTCAATATGTGCAAAATTTAGTTCATGATCAAGATCTTGTCTGAATTTTGAGATGTTATCAGTAGTTTGTGAACTGTGGATTGTGTTAGGTTCGTCACTATCTTGAAGATAGTGTGCGCCTGCTCCTAGTGCGGCAATAATTGCTAGTATTTCCATATTCTTGCTCCTTTTGAGTAATTATGACTAAATATAGCAAAAAATAACCCTAAACGCAAGAAAGGAGTGGACTTGCAGTGTCCACTCCTTCAAGAGCATTCAGATCATGATGATCAATCGACAGACCAACTTCGTGTCAGACAAGGTGTAGGTTGTACAGCCTACATAGGCTTGCGATCCTGACTTAAGATTTTGCTTTATCACACTCTGGTAGTGAAGTGTCGGTTAAGACCACCCTATGTTGTTGATGTCATGTATAATAGTCAACAAAGAAACTATGTTAGGAAGCACTCCGCTTATGTGATAACTTCCCCTTGACGATGTAAATAGCCGCCACCAACCTCGCCAGCTATTTGAGATACCCCATTTTAGTATCTCCCCGACACTCAGATTAAGGTGCTGAATCCCCACCTTCGTACCCTGCAACAACTCGTGGAGTTCGTGAAAACCACACTTTAAAAGCATTTAGGTACAGTCTCAGTATTAGTAACCCCTTGGACTTGGTAACTTCTCTAGATGCGCATCTAGAGTAGTATTGTTGGGCAGAGCCTGTAAATAAACACAGGTTGCACCTTCTCCATATAGACCAGCATTTCGCGTAATTGCAGGCGGTGCTGGGTGCGCCTTGCTTCTCCCAATCTAGTACTATGCTTTACAGCCAACGGCACTGAGAGAAGAAACTATGCCTACTCCCGAAAGAGTAGGACTTAAGTAGTAGCTTAGTTAGCTACTACTGAGATCAGCCGTGACAGTGCTGCTTTGGTAGCACCCTCGAAGCCAGAGACATCAAAGCCATTAGACTCGATCTCACGCAAGATTTCCTTCTTAGAAGGACCTTCCTGCTTTGCAGCCGCCTTCTTAGGAGACGCTACATAAACGCCCTCACGGACGAGTTTAGAACGGACAGAACGAACAGTTTTATCCAGTTCAGCGGCAATTTGGTCGAGACCGTCGTTGCCAAGCTCTTCATACATAGCGACCAAAGAGTCAACCATTTCTGGAGAGTAGTTAGTAGTCTTTTGGGTTGCTTCAGCCATAATTCACCTCATTAGCTCTGAAACTTAGGAACAGTCGAGAGGCGTTCCTTTCCCTCATTCAATAAATAGATAATATCAAATAAA